ATGAGTTCAGTTAAAAAAGTAGATCAAGAAAAGTTCGAAGAAGTTAAGAAACAGAAATCACGAAAAGATCCTAATAGCATCAAATCTCAGATGTATGCTAAGTTTGATGAGATTCAACCGGGTGAAGGTGCTTTAGAGATTGAGCCTGGTGAAGATACTCGAATCGATTATATCCAGTCTCTTGCTTCTCAATATAATCGTGAAGAAGAACGTCCTGAAATTAAACTACGGACAATGAAAACTGAAGACGAATCGAAGATATATATTTACGCAATCGATTCTGACGAAGCTTAGCGACCAACATACTCCTTATCATATGAACCTGAGCTTTTGACCGAGCTCAGGTTTTTCTTTTGAGAAATCCTTCCTGTTTCCTGATTAGTGCTCCTACTTATCAATAGCCGTTGATCTTTTGGTAGTAGAGGGTGATCGTACTAACGAAAGTGTAAATAACATTAATCAAGGAGATAAAATTATGAAAAAACTAATCGTAATATTTTTAGTAGTAGTTATTAGTGGATGTGCTACTACTTCATCATTACCACCAGAAGGTCCGTCTAATACACCAATGGATAAAGCTGATACGATTCTACTAAAAGTAGATCAGTCCCCTCAAGAAGCTTATCAAAATTTTGCTCAGTATTTAAGTTCAAAAGGATTTGGCTTTGAGAATACTGATGAATCGTTAAAGGTTTTTAAAACCTCTATGAGAAGTATGAATGAGATTAATGCTCAATATTCTTTGGATGTATCAATAATGGAATCTAATTCATCTTCTGTTATCAGAATAACTGGAACTGGATCATCAAACACTTTAGGAAAATTTGAAATAGTTAAAGGTGGAGATTCAAGCGCAAGTGGTTTGCCCGGAGTTTCAATTGCACCACAAGCTTGGAATAAGATGAAACAGATTGCAACTTCATATCCAAAAACAACAGATGTTTCATATCAAAGGAACTGAATCTGCCTTCCACAATCAGTTCCGAAGAGCCTGTCAGTTCTAAACTGACAGGCTTTTTTATAGGTACGGACTCTTAAAACCAGTTTCTTTTTTACACCACCAATAACTTACTAGTATCTCATCTCCTTTTTGAATCCCTTTTGATACGATAACAAGCTCTCCGTTTTCAACTTTATAATCAGTATTAGGAGAGTCTGAGTGGTTGCAATAACGACCGAGTTCAGCTGTCTCCCACCACTTACCTCTTACTAGATAACGATATGCTTTAGATGGATCATTTGTTACCCAAACTCCAATATCAGAACCTAAAGGAATATCTTGTGTAGCTATAATTCCTTTCTTCGTTCCTAAATCTGAATCACTAACTTCATACATCTTATTTCACATTGTGTGTTAGAATTCCATTTCCGTAGAACGTGTGGACTGGTTCTTCAAGAGTTAGGCGATAAACTGTTTTCTTTTCATTAATCACTTCTACTTTTTCTATTGGAATATCATTTCCATTTTGATCTCTTAAAATATCACCAACTTGCACGTTTCTCATTCGTACAAACTTCCATTCACCATCTCTTTTGATAAGCTGAGAGTGCTCTCTTGAAGCTTCTAGTAGACCATCATTAATTCTGATAGTTTCAAGAACCTTACGTGGATAGATACTCTTAATAACGGCTATATCGTCGTCTGCAAGAAGTTCGTCAGAAGACCATTCATAGAGCTGCAACGGTCTGTTATCATCGTTTAGATTCTTAATATCAGCACCGAGAAGTTTATCACCTTCTTCTAAGTCTTCTATTTTCTTATTCTCTTTAATCACTGTTACCTCTGTTCCTTCAGTTAAGCAGAATGTAGTACAATCGAAGTTTGCAGAATCAGTTACGTATTGAGAATCACTGTGTTGGCCTAATGCTTTTACGTCATAACTGACGTTTCCTGTTTCTCCTGATGCAACATAATCTCCACAAACAACATCTGATAAGCTATTAGCTGATGAACCAACATCAGATGTAGTACCGTCAGGTTTTTTAATTCTATATCCGTTAGCTGGATTGCCTGAAGGAGGATCGTCCCAAGTTACATCAGCATAATCTCCATTTTGAGTTACTTGTACGTTTTGTGGAGCATCCTGATCAGTGTATATAGCTGTTACATTTGTGTCTATTATCCAATCTCCGTTGTTATGTATATTGCGTGACTGAACAGCTAAATCGTAATTGGTATCAGGAGTTAAGTTTGTAAAGGTATGATTCGTTAAATCTCCTTCATAAGTTGCTGAAACACTTGAAACAGAAGTCCAACTCCAACTACTATCTGAATCCTTTTTTACGCCGTAGCGATATTCTGTATCACCTGCACCACTGTATCCCCCACTTGTAATTACATCAGCAGTAGCTTCAATAGTTGTTTCACTATGTCCAACTTCATCAACCCAAACTACAGGTCTGCCCTTTCCATAAAATATTGAAGTATCATTAGGTGTTTCAGGTAAGTTCCAATCTTCTTGAATTTGCTCGAGTGTATACGTACCTGAAGGTGATGAACCATCTCCCCACCGTTCTTGATAAACGTCAGATGTATCTAATTGTCCACTATCCGGTAATGCCATGATTTCTTAATCTCTCTCTTAATCTAGCATTTTCTTTTTCAAGCTTATCTATACGAGATTCATGATCCTTAAATCCTTCGACTAAATGAGCAGTAATTGGAACTGTATTCATTGACCACATCTCATCTTCATTTTCTGGGATTCTTATTGCTTCAGGTAGGATTCTATTTACCTCTTGAGCAATAAAACCTATTTCAGCCTCACCCTCTCTATCATTACGAGTGTATCTTCTACCATTTAACTGTTTTAGTATCTCAGAAGAATCTTTGATTGAAGTGATATTATCCTTCAATCGTATATCAGAACCCCATGTAACTTGTCCTGAAAATGTTGGGCTGTTTACAACACTAAGAGTTGGCTCATCTTCACTATCATAGCTAACTGAAAGATTTGAACCAGCACTAAAGTTATCACTTGTCCAACAAAGAGCTGCACCAGATCCTCCTATATTCGAACTAACTACGTAAAGCCCTGCACTCTCATCGTGGAAGATATCACCACCGGTTGAATAATCACCAATTTCATGGTTTGAAAGATTTATCATGTTAAAGTTTGCACTGTCACCGCTCCTGTAATATCGACCATCTAAATCTTCAGTAACGTTAGATGCACCATTAACTGTAGCTGTCAATACACCATTACCTGTATCAAACGATAATCCTGTTAAGTAATAGTTTGTGTCAGTTCCAGTAGTAGCATTTAATTGAGAACCATCCCATGATAAGTTAGTACCAGCAATTTGAGATCCTCTTTCAATATAAGCTGTATCCCAATTAGAAGGATTAGCATTACTGATTTGAGATATACTATAGTCTCCTGACTGAGCAGTTATATCTCCTGTTCTACCAAAGACAGAACTTACTGGAACTGCAAGTTCACTACCACCTGCTGAGTCACCAAGAGCTTTTACTGTATTTGGTGAGAGTCTAGAGAAAATACCGTATTTGTTAATAACGGTTTCTACATCATATTGCTTTACGCTGTCATAATTCAAGGATACGTTTGTATCATCTTCTGGTTTTCTGGCACTTACAGTTAATATTAATCTACCATCTTCATAATCAGAGAGTGTTGCATATTGTGTTCTTGAACTGTCACCAGCTCCAGAGATTTGTGTATCCGGAACATCTTCCCAAGACGAACCATTATATCCTTGTATTTTAACTGACCATTCTGGAATACCTGAAGAACTATTATCAGTAATACTCCAATTAACCTCTACTTGTTTAGAAGTATTAAAAGTTCCAGCAATGACGCTACTATTGAAATCCGAAGCTGTATTAGTTTGTGAACCACCACCAGTAAATGCTACTGTAGTACCTCCTGGATCTGACTCAAAACTTAAATCAACTGTAGATGGGAGTGTAGCTTCAGAACCTATCTTCAATCTGGTTTCAGAAGCATCTTGCAAGTGTATCTCAGCCGTTGAACCATCAGGAGAGGTTAAATTAGAAGTATTAATAGTCCATCCACTTATATTACCATCCGGTGCTGTAAGCGTACCAGCAAAGTCAGCTCCAGTTCCTATTTGAACATTACCTGATCCTGTATAGGAAATTCCATTTGAACCACCGACTTGGAATCTTTCATCATCGTACCAATGATCACCATTTGAAGAGAAGTAAATTCCGTGATTACCAGATCCACCAGCATCTGAACCGATAATCATTGGAGAAGAAGCATTAACAGCTATATAACCGTTAAATACCCCGTTATTACCTGCAATTGTAGGTGAAGTGATTGTAGTTGATGATATAGAAGTTGAGTTAATGTAAGTTGGTATATCACCTAAGCTATCAAGATTTGTTGGAATATTTGATAAGTTACTATTCCAATCAGCACCAACTGTAGCATTATCTGAAGGCTTACCAGTACCAGTTACTTGTGTTTGCCAATCAGCATCATTTTGAGTAGCAAGTGCTCCCTGACCTGAAATATTTGCTGCTGTATTATTAGAAGTAACATCAGCATTATCAGCAGGTTTACTTCCATCATCAGTTACAGAAGACCATGAAAGAGTTACTGAAGAACCAAATGTTACGTTACCTGTATTACTCCAACTAATTTCTCCACCAGCTAAATGACCTGAACCATCATTGTTTAACTGATAAGCATTAGTAGAATTGATTTGTGTACTATTAACAATCTGTCCTGAAGAATTAAGTGTTAAGTTACCTCCTGTAATATTTGATGAATTAATTGTCCATCCACCGATCCTACCATTATCAGTAACTATTGTACCTTCTAAGAATATATTTTCAGAATAAAGTCCATACCCTGAAGGACTTGTTCCATCTGATAAGTTTGGCGCTCCTGCTAAATTACCATATCGAGCTTTTAATTTATCTGTACTTTGAAAATCAGTCCAAGTTGAAACACCATCATAAACATCATAGAATGGACTATATTGACTAGAGGCATCTTCAAATAAGTATCCTCCTGATACTCTAGCTATTACGTCACCGTCTTTTATTGAACCTCCGTTACCACCATTTGATGTATCAACAGTCAATACTGTATGGTCCGATGGAGAAGTATCTATAGAAGTTATCTCAGCTTTTACACCATAGATAGTACCTCCATCATCAGACATTGACTTAGCCCAAATCAAATCACCGACTGAAAATGTAGCATTTCCAAGACCTGAATCAATTTTGATAGTCTGTCCTGCAGTATTATCAGAAAGTGTTACATCTTCATGTACTTGTGCGGAATCAGTACCAACTCTTTGACCATTTGATACTCTCAAGACATCTTTCATGAAAATGTGAGCACGAAATTCATTTCGTACTCTCATGTTATCAACTTCAAAGAAAGAACCGCCGGAAGCATCGTTATCAAGAATTGATCCTGCTCCTAGGATACCTGATGTATAGTCATCAGACGTAAACTTAGTATGATATATTAAATCATTTCTAAAAGTTGCAGTACCGTTAGAGTTGAATGTGATATCATTTGAGCCTACAGAAGAATCAGTAACTCCTGTAAAGAAATGAATACTATTACCACCTAAATGAGCTTGGCCTACTTTTCCTGACTCATTACCATATAATTCTAAGTAAGTTCTTGAATTACTTGCTCCTGAAGCATTATAAATTTCAATCTTATCATCACCACGACCTTCAATCTCATTGAGGTTTATTAGTTTTCCACTTTGAAGATCTAGTACACCACCAACTATTACATTTCCAGTAGAAGAAAGTGTAGGTAATGAAAGTTGCGAACCATTAAATGTTAGTGATGAGTTAGTATCGAACCGATTTAATGAACCGTTCCAATATGCTACACCTTGATTGACAGGAGAATTTTGTCTTGTAGCAACAGTTTGAAGTGAACCTGATTTACCGATTACAAAAGCATCATCAGATTCACGAAACATGAATTTATAGTATGGTAGTGAACCTCTGTCTACCTCTATTCCAGATGATCCAGCTGTAACTCCTGATCCAGATTCACCACTATTCAAGACAACTGTGTTATCAGTTGTAGTAAGCTCTTTATCAATCTCAATTGTATCTCCACTGATATAAAGATTACCAGCTGGATTTATAGTGATATCACCTGAAGTAGATGAAATTACATTACCATCAATTCTAATATCATCTACATCTAATCTCTTATTTGCACTCAATACATCATTAACTGATAGCTTGCCTGAAATAACATCACCAGTAACATTTACCCAACGTGAATCACCTGTAGAGAATGAAACTCCACCATCAGTTGTAGAACTTTGAGTAGCTGATCCACCACCGGATTCACCTTCATCACTATTTTTATAAATGACATTAAATACATCTGATCCTGTCTTAACAGTATATTCTAAGAAATCAGCATCCCACTCATTATTCTGTCCTGTAAGACTACCACCCATAAAGAACAGATTACTACCACTGTAACTGATTAAGTCAGTAGAAGAATATTGACCTCTAATATCAGCTTCTAGATTTCTATTTGTAGAACGTTGAGTATCTATTAATTCTGATAGTAGTACATTAAAGAAGTTTGAAGAAGACGGAGCTCCTTTTCTCTTCCAAGAATCATTTGTTAAAGTAGATCCTGAAGCATCTGTTGAAAGAGCACCAGGAGAATAACCAGTTGGACCATCACCAAACCAAAGTTTATCCGTTTCATATTTCTTCGAATAATCTCCTGATTGGATTAATTCATACTCAATAGCAGTATTATTTCCTTCTTCTACTGATGCATTTAATACCGATATTTCCCAACCGCCATAAAATGTCTCTTCTGAAGATATAGTCTCACCTAAAGCGCCTCTGAATCGTACTGTTAATGTACCATCAGCATCACTAGGAAGATTTTCAGTAGTATAATCTACACTACCAATAAAATTTCGGTAATCAGGATCAATGTGACCTGACGTAAGATCAACATTGTTATATGTGAAGGAACCAGTCCATTTATTGTTAATATCATCCCACCAATAACCAGCAGCACCCAAAGCAATAGAAGCTGTAGCAGTTTCTTGGGAAGAAGTCATTTTAGCGCTAATATCTCCACCCAATACTATATTTTGCGTACCATCTGTATTGATGTATTGAGTAAAGTCTTTAGTCTGGTTGCCTGAAACTATAACAGAAGATGGAAACTGGATATTTGAGACTGTAGTTCTATGCTCAAATCTAGCTTTAGCTTCTTGTAAAGCGCTTATGAAGTTATTTGTACTTCCGGGTTTGATATGAGTGTCAATAGACTCAATATCTACAGTTAAATCAGAAGTACCAGAAGCTTGTTGCGTACCTGTAGAATCATATCTATACCAATCAACAGAAGTAGGATCTTCGAGAGCTGACAGTTGATATAATCTCCAAGCATTATCTTCTTGTCGTAGAATTAATCCATGATTTTTAAGTATCTGCTCTAAAGCTTTCTCGTTTGTAATTGGTTGATCAGTCTCATCACCATTATTAGCAAACTGTCTGAAAGCTTTTTCATCGTTGTATATTTGATTTAAGTAATCATCAGAGGAAGATATATTATCTTCGGTCCAAGAAGTGTAAGTGTAGATATCTAGTCCGTAGCCAAGATCTTTTAAGATCCTAGAAATTGTATCAATTATTCTCTTGCGTTGATCAACGAGAGGAAAGTCGAAACCTGAAAGCCTAGTTAAGTCTTTAGCTACAATAGTTCCTGAATAGGTATATTTCCCTTCAGGATATTTAAGTAGATCACCTAATACTGATCCAGTCCAAACAACGGTCCCATTTTTTTTAAGTCTTAATCTATATTCGCTTTCATCAGCATGGAATATTTCATCAAGTATAGCAACTCCATCATAGGAAGTACTACCTCCTATTGATAAAAAGAATTCGAGACGACCCTTTTGAATTGGATCTGAATAAGGATCTTCAATGTCTATCTTGTCATAGTTTAATTTGAAGATTCCTTCAGGACCATGTCCCTTTACTTCTGTTAAAGTGCCACTAAAATTCTTTTCAAGTATTTCTATTTCATACTTTGTGGAAGTTTGGCCTGTATTACTGTTATGAGTGGCTCTATATTTAACTCCGTATGCCACATAACTTCTCCGTTAATTGATGAATAGTTCTTTTATCGTAGAGTAGATGATTGAGTTCGTTTATAAGACTTCACAATATCAGGACCTCTAAGTCTCCAATCGACTTTATCGAGAGCTGCCTCCATAGCTTTTTGCATATCTCTCCTAGAAGCACCTCCTCCTGAAGCCTGATTTGGAAGTTTCTTTGGTGGAGGAACAACTTTCTCACCAGATGTAAGCATAGCTGGATAAGAGTCATTTGGGAATCCCGGAGGTACAACACCACCAAAAGCCATTCCCTGACGCTCTTGTTGTCTTTCTTTTCTTTTTTGTGCTTTCTTTTTAATTGATGCTTTAGCAGCTGTACCTAACGCAACTAACGCTCCACCTGCAGCTAAATAAGCTCCACCTGGTCCTGAAAGTATACCAGTAAGCAACATAGCAGAACCAATAGAGATTAATATTTTACCAAGTTGGACAGCGAAGTCAGCTACCATTACTAAAATCTTTTCAAAGGCTGTTTGAAATTCATTTCCTACACCAGCTATTTGTTTACCAACTGATGTTGCAAATGAACTAACTGCTGATGTTAATTGGCTAGCCATGAATTTTGAAAATTCTCCGCCTACTTCTTTGAAGTCCTGTAAGAATTGTTCCCAATTGGATTTAATACCTTGAGTAGCGACTTCCCAAGCTGATTTAGAATGATCTAACTCAGCAGTCATTCCACTCAGAGAGTCCTCGATTTTTTGCCCATTCTTCTGAGCAGTAGTACCTAGCTCTTGCACTTTAACTGAAGCATATTCTAGGTTATCAGCATCGAGATTCCATAATTTTCTATCACTGACTTTAGCATCATCAGGAAGTGAGACATCAATTTCTGGCTCAATTATTTTATCTTCGGGTTTTGCCTCTTCCAGTAATTCTTGCTTAGCTCTTCTTAAATCTCTTTTAGCTCTTCTTGAACTGATGCTTCTAGCAATAGATTCACTTATACTCGGTATTTCTACATCACTATCCATTGCTCCAACTTCCCGTAAAGCATCTAACATCAGATTACCAATACCTGTACCAACACTATATGCTAACCTGACCGCCCAATTATTACGAGCCCACATTAAGAAAGACTCCATGATTATTTGAAGACTACCATCTTGACCGAAAGTATCTCTAAATACTTGAGCTGTATCTTCACTATATCCTTCCCAATCAGTTATCCATCTTCCTGTAAAAGTGTCAATGAGTACTGAAATACCATTGAATGCTGTTCTGAGAACTTGAGCTACAATGTTAAACATTTCCTTAGTGTTACTTGTGATATCATCACCAAATGCACCCCAAAGTCTTTGTATAGCATCAACAACACTAGAAACAAGTGTTTTAAGAGACTTCCATACTCCTGCACCGTCACCAGTTGTGAAGTACTGAACTATATCATCCCAGTGTTTGATGATCATGGTTGCTGCTGTAGCAACACCTGCAACAATAGCAGTAGCTGGAAATGAAATAGCTCCTAAGGCTGCTGAAAATGCTCCCAGAGCCGTTAACACAGGACCGCCTGCAGCAAGTAGTGTAGCAATTCCGAATCCCATCCTTTTAGCTTCATCAGATAGATTTCCAAACCACTTTGTGAATGCTTTCAGATTATCAATAAAACTTCTAGCAAGTCCTTTTAGATCGAATGTCTCGACCATTGAATTACCAATCTCACCCAAAGCAATCATAACGTTATCTTTGAGTGTAGAGAATACACCATGAAGCGTGTTTGCAAGTTGCTCTGTACCGTTAGCAAACATTCCTCCTTGTTCAGTAGCCATCTTCATAGCTTCTCGTAAATCACGGAAACTTATCTCACCCTGTGAAGCAAGATCCAGAACTGAACTCTGAGCAACTCCCATTGACTCAGCTAAGATCTTAATAGCTGGTACACCTTGGTTAATAAGCTGACGTATATCTCTTGTCATTAACCTTCCTTCAGCTGCAGATTGACCAAATGCTACAGTAATTGCCTGTAGATCACCACCAGTTACAGCAGCTACATCACCAAGTAATTGAAGGTCTTTATAGGCTTCTTGAGTTGTTCTACCGAATCCCATTAAAGTGTTATTAGCTTTAACAAGATTCTTTAATTGGAAAGGAGTACCTGCAGAAAACTTCTTTAAACGCTCAAAAGCTTTAGAACCTTTTTCAGCAGAACCTGTAAGAGTCTCTAATTGTACTCTTAGTTTTTCAAAATCAGCTGCAGCTTTAAGTGAAGCACCAGCAGCAATACCCAAAGGAACTGTAAAATTCTGGGTCATGCTTGAGCCGATTCGCTGCATCTTACGACCGAACCGTCTCATTTTCTTTTGAGCATTGTTAATTTCTTTTCGAAACTTCTCTGCATTCGCTCCGATCAGAAACGTTACTCTTCTGTCTGTACTCATTAAATCTCTCTCTTGATGAATTGCTAAATAAAAAGGCTCTCCAATCTTGTAACTAACTGAAGAGCCTTAGTGCTAAATTTGAAAGTTTAAGAAGTGATTAAGCTTCACCTTTATCTTTACTGATCATATCAAAGAGTGGTCTCATCTTATCATAGCTGAGAACGCCTCTCTCGTTTCTCATACCTGACCTATCCTTATCACTCTCCCAAGGAAACTTGTGTCTACTGATGTATTTAGACTGTTCTTTAGTATATGGTGTGAAGTGCGCATTTAATCTCGCAGCTTCAAACACACTTTTATACATAAACTCAAGATCTTCATTGTGTCCTTTTACCGCATTCATCAGCTGATAAATAGTCGGATCACAACGTAAATCGTATAAGTCCTTGGGACTCATCCCTAACTTTCCGAAAGCAATTTCCTCTAAAAAATTTAGAGTTAACTTTCGTCGTTTCCCTTTTCTTGGTTTCCCTCTTCAGCATCTTCAATTTCTTCAGCTGCTTCTTCAGTCTTGTTTAAGAGGTTATCCATTGCTGGAGGATCTTCAATTAAGATTTCTTCTACGTCCTCAATAGACATATCAAAATCTTCTTCTTGTTTTGCTGCACCAGATTTAAGTCCGGCCCAAACAATTACCCCTAAGCTTTCCATTGATGATTCTTCCATCAACTTATCCAGCTCAGTGAGTTTGTAATTCCCCTGACCTGTTTTCATTGCTACAATTCTCATTGCACCAATGCCTAAGTGAAAAGGATACTGTTTACCATTAATCGTTACTTTTTGTACTGGTATTGCCATAAATTATCTCCTGAATTTTAAAGTTAGATTAAGTTCCTACATTTCGCGTGAGAACGCCTGATCCCTGAAGTTCAAATGATGACTCAATTCGTTCATCATCACTAGCATCGATAGAAAAGTTTGTTACAAAAGCGTCGCCAGAATATGTAACGTCACTTCCTGAAGGTGTTGATGGACCAAACTTCGCTGATCCAGATACGTTGTTATCAATGAAGTCAGATATGATTTCTGATTGTTGTGATCCGGAAACAAATTCTTCATGAACGCATGACAATGAAATAGACCAGTCCTTACGTCCAGCTGTATAATCAGTGAAGTCACCACTATCATAAGAGGAAATATCAACGACATTTCCATCTACATTGAATCCGACGGAAGTCAAACCTCCTACTTCAGTATCGTTCCAGAAGAACTTTAGTTCTCTTCCAAGTTTAGCTTCTTGTGACATAGTAAATTCTCTCTTGATTGATTTCTTATTGCGATAATAAATATTCGGTTTGGGGCTAATTAAAAGCTATTTTTATCTCGATCATGTCTGTGTAGAGCTCTTGCTCTTCCAAGTAATCGTCATGACCAAACTCTGAAGTCCATACATAATCGATTTGCTTGCCCCCGTATGAACCAGAGCTCTCAGATATTTCGTTAGAAAAGGTTTCAACTAAATTCTGAAGAACCCCGTAGTCGCTAGCGTAGAAGTGACAATCGTAATTTTGAAATTGTAGATTTATCTCTCCATCATAATTGTACTCTCTCATTGATGGAATCTTACGATATGTAGCAGCTGGTACGGAGTTACCTTGTCTAATTAAAGGATAGAACCTACCACCGATGATATCAGTAATAGGTGTTTTTGATTGAATAAGTTGATATAGTGCTTCATCCACATTACTTCTCTAGTTAGCTTCTTTCTGTACTTTTCTCTCTACGCTCTTCTCAAATTCCTTTATAACATCAGGTAATTTTTTATCGTAGGTAGGTCTCAAATAAGGATTAGGTTTAACTCGCCCGGTACTAACTCTTCCAGTTATTACACCCATCTTCTCAATACGTCTAAACCTCTCAACAGTACCGTATTCAAGTATACTTGCTAGTCCGAAAGATGATATTTCTGGAAAAAGAGAAGCATCGTTTTTAACAACTCCGACTTTAGCACCAACACTACTTTTAATTCTTTTCTTAGCTGTTGTAATACCAATAACTGAAGCAAGTCTTTCTGAACCGAAATTACTCAGAACCTTTCGCTTCATTTCACTTTCCATTGGTCCAAGTTTTCGCCTAAGAGTTCTCTTTATCCAAGAATCATCTATAGCCTCTTCCATATCAGAAAGAGTCTGAAGTGCATCATTGAATTCCTTTTTGTCAACTTCCACAAATGGTTTCCCAGCCACCGTATATTCTCTCTTAGACTTTCAAATTTCGTTTCTGCCACGCCCAAATTATACTAGCTGTAGTTGCTTATGACTTATAAAGTTAGAAGGGTTTTATTGCAACTGGTGAAGGATTTGAACCCTCATTTGTGGGTTTGGAATCCACCGTGATAGCCAGATTACACTAACCAGTTATCTAATAGATAAATACTCGTTACTCAGTATTCTCTCTAGCTTTTTCCTGAATTTTCATCACTCTCTCTGCACTGAATCTGTCTTTGATATCTTTATAGGTTTTAGGTCCAATACCATTTACTTCTTTCAGATTATTTAAGTCCTTTTTTACTTGATCGTCTGTATAAATTCCTGCATCAAACAATTTATCTCTTCCCGGAAAATCTTCATCTAATATTGGCAAACTCTCTTCTTTTTTAACTGGATCATACTGTTTACAATATCCTTCAATCATAAACTTATATGCTTGCTCAGGCTCAAGCTTTACGTAGTGATTTGGCATATATCTTACATTAGGTACTTCATCACCAAATCTTACTGTAATTTTTTCTTTACTCATCGTTCATGTTCTCGTTCTTTTTCTTACGATTTTTTATTCCATAAAAGGTGTAAACCAAAACTGCTATTCCTACTAAGATGTTAATTCCAAGAAGTAATAGATCTAACGTTGGTTTAAGCCCACCGCTGTTAAAAAGGAAATTATAAGCACACACAGCGTAATTGGTTGCTGCTCCGAAATACACTTTAAACGGTTCTCCAATTTCTGTTAAGATGTTAGTCATACTGCTTGTTCTCCATAAAATCAGCTTCAATTCTAATTAGCTTATTTTGCCCTTCGCTGTAATATGGATCTACTGATCTTATGTCCCAGTAACGATTATCCCAATCAATTCTAAGTGATTCATCTATATCAGTTCTATGCCTGATAGTAAATTTATAGTTCTTAGAAGCAGCTTTATTGTCTGCTGTATAGTCCTCACCAACACTACCGGGTGTAGCTTTAGCCCAAACAGTTGCGCTGTTATCTATTTTTGACCAAGATTTTTTTACTTCACCGTTAGGTTTCTGAGATTGGGACGGTTTTTCAAAAGTGATTCTCTCTCTAAACTCCCGATTTTGCATTAGTGAAATCTCCCTATGATGTATGGTTCAATTAGTGAACGAAGCACTGATATTTCCATTGGATTAATATTCTGAGTCTCTTCCATAGGAACGTCTCTTCTCCAATAAATCATCGCTAATAACTTTATAGCTGATTTCCAACGTTCTGGAACATCTGAAGCACTAGATCCATAACCGATTGTAAATTCAATACGTACTGGGTAATCGTTGTCATCTCCATCGTCAAAATCAGGTAAGCTATCACCGTGAAAATCTATTCTTGCAAGTCTCTCTTGACTGTAAGTTGAATACTCAGAACTCGAAAGAGTCTGTTCGTTTCCACTTGAATCATCATATTTCACAGTTACTGATCCAGAAAGCGGTTTATTAGGTATTCTTACATTGTCAAACCCTTTCAAATGCATTCGTAAATCTGTATTGATCAGACGCCAACCAGTATATCTTTCTAAATTTTCTCTAGCTGCAATAGCTAAAGAGTTTATCAAAGCATCTTCTATTGACCGATCTTCTCTGAAATAAGTTTTTACGTGATCAAACTTAACAGGCTCATCCTCAGGCTCTGAAATTATCTCAATTGGTAACTCAGTATATTTATGATCATACCAATCGTGGTAGTAATGTTTGAAGTAATTGAAATGCATTAACTCTCTCTTTTTATCTCTCTACAATCAATAGCTCAAAAGATCTATCTAAAGTAAGACTATCACTTGTTGTTACTCGATTAGTCACAGTATATAAAGTCCGATTCCTTCCTCCTTCAAGTTTAACTGAAGTACCAGTATCAGTCTGTGCTTCTGAATTAGTCACAATATCTAATGACGGTTGAGTAGTCGGAGTGATAATCCAAGTAGATGTGCTTATAGTTGCACTACCTAACTCATCAGACCAATCTTCAGAATAGTCTAATAATTCATCCTTATCTTTTAGGAAAACAGTAGTCATTATCCACTAGCCTCACTTATTGTGACTGTTACCTCTAGCGTATCACCTGAACCAATTGTCTTATCAGATGAAAATGAACCTCCACCAATCAATATTCCTGAACTGCCACCTTTAGTATTATCAGTAGCAATGAATCCACCACCAATTGTAGTGTTATCAGAATTGATTGTGAATGTGGCTTTGTTACCAGAATTATTTACGCTTTGACCTGAAACGCTTCCAAGTCCAGCTGTAAGATCAATCCTATTTGATTCATCATAAGCTGTTACTTCAGTCCATCCTGAATGAGAACTCATCGTATCACCAGCAGCAAATGTAGGTGAACCATCTGTCAATCCTACATAATGTTGTGCTGTATAAGATGAACCTTTCCAGTACTTATCCAGAATATCATTAAGTCCTTCATCAACTGTTGTATTAACAAAAATCTCAATCCATTTTAGCTGATCATTTGGATCGTAGCATTCCCAAGTCCAAATTCTTTCTTGTTTAGTTAAGTGCCTTAACTGTTCTTTCATCAAATCTCTCTCTTGAAATGATCATTTCTCTATTGAATAACTATTATTTTTAGCCACCGCTTGACCTATTTTCTTCGTCAATTTTAACTGTTCTGTCTTCTTTATCTATTTTCATCTTTCTCGATTTAGAACCTGGTACTGTATTTGTCCTATTTTCCTTTTCAGGTGTTATAGTTCTGTTTTCAAGCTTAATTGTAAGTGTACGTCCATCGGTTAGCGTTACTTTGGCAGTGTTTCCTACCACCATGAACGACTGAACCGATGACATAGAAATGTCTGTACTAGCAAAAGCATTAGATAAGACTGAGAAAACAGTCTGCATTGATAGATTTACACTACCATCTGTCGTTGCTTTATTAGATTGGCTAATTATAGATTGGCTTGATACTGAAAATGAAGCTGTAATCAACTTAGAACCATCAGAATTAATAGCATTTACAAGAGCTTGTGATAATGTGGCTTGTATCGTAGCTATTCCGTTTGAATCTATACTTTGAACTGAATCAATATTGATATTAGCTGTAGCGCTAACTTTTGATGAGTCTAATATTGTAGATAGTTGAGATAGGCTTAATGCATCATCAGCTGAAGCAGCAGAACCTTCCTGAATTGTAGATTGTTGATCTACACTTACAGAAGCTCCACTCGTAGCTTTATTATTTTGTGATACTTGATTGGTTTGTGAAATTCCAAAAGAAGCTTGGATTGTAACTGCTAGAGTTACTTCACTGCTAAGCGTATAAAAAGATGATGGAGAATTCTGATTATTATATTCTGTTTGTAATCTCCAAGAATCAAATACAATGCTCGCAAGTCTTAATTCATCAATAACTCCATTGAATTCTCCGGGCCATGCACCACCTAATGGTGTATCAGGATTATTTTTACCCACATATAAATTTCCGGGATTTATGGTAGGTGTTCCGTTACTATCTGTATTGTAATCGACTTCACTTGCATCTGTATACATCCTTACCCCACCACCTTGTGGTGCAGCAGTCCATGAACTACCACCACTATATGTAAGAGCAACGAGATGCCAACTATCATCATATGCGTTTCCAGTAAGTGCTCTTACTCTACCAGGATCTGTATTAGCTCTCAGATATGGATTACTACCTTCTCTACCTAGCTGAAGATGACCATTTCCATTGAGATCCGCTGAATGGAAAAATCCAGCATAATTGTCCGTACTACCGTTAGTTTGTTCCCATAGAGTAATACTGAAAGAAGGATTCCCGTCTATCGCATCCCAATTATTCTGTAGTAAATAATCATTAGTAGTTCTATCAAATCTGATTCCTCTACCTATCTTTGAGTCAACCAAATTTGAGGAATCCAAACCTGATCCTGCTGATAAATCATAACCGTTTCCTGTAGAGTCAATTTGGTTGGTAGAAGATGGATCTTGGTCCATGTGCCAAACAGCTAGATAATCAGTCCACACATTATCACGACCATAAGAACCAGTTGGATCATAAGGCTGATCTGAGGAATCATAATAAACCAGAAACTCTGTATCACTAGTATGACTTAAATCACCTTTGAAATGTATTTCACCTGTATTATTTGTTGTGTCAACAGAAACTACTTCAAACGGAACTTCAGCTTGAGATCCTGAATCAACTACACGAATATCATCACCATTTGGATCTACATTAGACCAAAACCCATGACCACTTCCCAAATCAGATAAATCAAGGTATACAGGAAACCCATTCTGATTATTATTTGGTACTTGATTATGATCTATAGTTACAGAAAAGTATCTAGAGCCATTAACAGCCACAGTCTTGCTCTCTCTTGATATAGTTTAAGATAGATATGAAATCTATCTGATTTCATTACCCCTAAAAAAAGAAGGGAACAGCCTTTTAAATGTGACTGCTCCCTTCAGGAGATAATATTCAATTACCTCATGTACTAAGAAATATTAGCTTGTTGTCACGTCTGCATAGTATGCAAAGCTTTCGTCTCTACGGACTGCTACATCTGCATACATGTTCATGTGAATCTCTGTAATTCCTTTACCTGCTTGTGAGTAAGGATTTCTAAGTATTTCAATTCCTCCCCACTGACCGATTAGCAAGTCACGGAAGTTACCAAATATGAGTGCTGACAAGCTAGAACCACCACCTGTTGTAAGGTCGGATGGAACCAAGTTTGTACGAGCAACTTCATATCCGTTCATACGTCCTGTTGTATCGTTGTAAAGATATCTAGCCTCACCAGATTCTTTAACGATTGTCTTCAACTCACCAAGAACTTTGTTGTTAGTCAAGTAAGCAACAGATCCCATAAGGGCATCATTTTCAGCTACTTGAGTTTCTAGGTTTACAACTTTATCCCATGTGAGCAACGAACCAGAACCAGTTGAAAGATCGCTATTTCCGCCGATATCCAAGATACCTTCCGGAGAAGCAGCAGAAGCTGAAGCAATTGCTACACCTTCAAGATTCAACTTAGCTTCTAGCAACAGATCTTCCTGAATCATTTGTTCAATGTCAGGACGTGTTTGACGAATCATTTGATTTGAAACGTCAACTTGCAATGCAAGACGCTTTGGAGACATCTTAACATTGTCATATGAAGGTGTGTGTTCTTGAGAATCGTCATTTTCACCTTCCCAATTACCTTTTCCTCGGTTAGTTCTACGTGGGAAGTGTTGATCTTGCTCAAGACCCGTCATTATTCGAGCACCGTTACCACCGATGTCACTGAATACGAGACTTTCTTTTAATGTATCAATCCAGCCTCCAAATTTAGTATCAACAACATCGTCACCTTCAGTACCAACCGTAAGATCATTACTGAATTTATTTGTGAGTACGTTATAAGGAATTGAAACACTGTTTCCTTCTGGTGTAATACCAGAGCTTTTCATTTCCTTTTCAGCTTCCTGACTCATTTCCTCATAGTATCCAGCTTTGTAGGTTTCAATACTATTAGGTTGTTGTGCATATGCAATAGCTTCAGAAAACTTGAACTTATTAAGAGTTTCTTCTTCACCCTTACTTTGCTCACGAATTACATTAGCGCTGTAATCCTTTGAATTGTCAATTGTTTCTTGTCGATCAAGAAACGCTTCTTTTTCATTAACTATTTCTTGTGCTTCGTCCCACTCTTTTTGTGCATCTTCATCTAATTCACCTTGCGGATTTTCGTTGTGGATGCGCTCAAGAGTGTCTAAAGCATCGTTACGTTCTTCGATTGCTTGTTTAACTTTATTCATTAACTCTCTCTCTTTTTATTAAGCAGCCACAACGTCCGTTCGCGCGCTGCCACGCTGTAGCCTTGATGATTAGCTTCTTTTTCTTTTTCGTCTGTAACCGTTGTAGATTCTTCTGACTCGAATCCGAAGAATTTCAGAGCTTCTTCTTTTGTCTCTATTTCGTTTTTAATGTCCTTCTCAACTGTTGCTCTGATTTTGTCATATCCTCCTTCCAGATACAGCTTCACTTCACTGTCGGCGTTTACCTGGTTATCATTCTCCGGAGTTTTGAGTCCTAGATTTGCAAATACTGTCTCGTCTACTTGAGCAGCCATTTCAAGTGGCTCAGTGATTTCGTCGATCAATCCAAATTCCTTTGCTTCTTCAGCACTAAGCCAGCGACCATCACCACCATCTTCATTCATTAGATCCAAGAAGAAGTCAGCATCTTTACCAGAACGCTTTGCATAAACCTTAGCTGCGTTCTTATCCATTTTCGTCAGGTCTCCCTGAGCTGACTCCATGTCATTAGCGTTACCACTAATCATGGTCCACGTTCTATGAACCAGATACATAGCATTGTCTGACATCTTTCGTACATCGCCAGCTTGTGCTATGATTGTTGCTGCAGAAGCTGTTAATCCTTTCACATTAGTTGTTACTCTAGCATCTGCTTCTGCAAGCAAGTCATGAATGGCTAAACCGTGGCCAACATCACCACCAAGGGATCTGATATTGACATCGATCTTACCAGCATCAACAGCTGATATCTCTCTGAGTTGTTCTCTTAATAGTTCTGCAGTATTGCCTTCATCATCAGAAAAGAAATCCTCTCCAATAGTCCCTTCAATGTCGATCTCGGCAACTATCTCGCCAGATTCATTTTCTTCTTGACGAATTTCAAGATGAAATGGTCTAGTATTGCTCAATTTGTCTCTCTATTGAATTGCAAGTAGACGATGCCTCTCACAGCCATCGTTTTCTACCATATAAATACCCGCCGGACACTCAGCTTAAAGGAATTATTTTACCTTGAGTGTCCGTTAGTATGTGCCTTCGGTTGCTCTATTGTCTCTTTCAATTTGTTAGCAAAGTTATCAACAACCTCTGTATCTGTCTGATTACCTTCTTCTTCAAAATTCTCGAGCGTGGTCATATTTCGTTGCATTAAGTGAATATCACCACCTTCGTAAGTGTCCATATCTAAGAACTCAAGAGCTTGGTTAGGAGTCATGATTGCTCTATCAACTAACTTTGCTAAGTACTCAGCAGTAGATTTGAGATCTGCTTTTTCAAGCTTCTTAATATCAATTAAGATTTGATATCCTTCTTTTTTCTCTTCTTCACTAAGAAGCTTACGGCGGAGTTCTTGTTGCCAAACTTCAAGTCTTGGCATAAGTCCGTCCTGAATGAAATCAAGTGCTTCAAATTCTCTTGTGTTATAAGAAGTGTTTTGGTCTCCCTTCAATTTGGAAACTGGAACACCTGTCCAACGTGCTACATCTTCAATTGAAAACTTAGAGCGTTCAATTAACTGAGCTTCATCTGCAGGGAGTGTAAGGTTCTGATAATCTATCTTATCACCTTTATCAAAAATTCCGATGTTGTGCCAGTTAGGTTCACCACCGTAAACATTTCTCAATTCTCTACGGATAGCTGATTTAATCTTATTAGCATTCTCAGCATTTCGTCCCCAATCTTCAGCTACTGTTAGGATTCCTCCCATGTGTGTACCGTTCTTATAGAATTTCTCTCCGTACTTTTCAGTAGCTAAATGACCACTAAACCGATCGGCTGCATAGTCAATTATTGATCTTCCAACTATACCATCAGTTGAGAACTGCTTTAAGTGAATTACATCTCGTGGTTTAAAGAGACCGTCTTCATCTTTGAACTTGAATAGTTTTTGTTTCTTTTCTTTGTCAAAAATGACAGTCGTTTCCCATGGCTTCTTTGGATGAAGTTTAACCACTTCATTTCTAGGCTGATTTTTGAACTTCTTATCATTTACTGTATTAATTCTAAGTCCAGATCCGTTTCTCTCGATCAATGAATAAGCATTTCCCCAATTCAATTTCCATAGTGTCATCAATTTTCTGAATTGGAATCCGTCTAAGAAAGGAGCTGGTTCATGCTGAATCAATTTGGTGATATTATGATCAGCAAGAACTTCAATATTATTCGTACTGTAATCTTTTTGGATCACAAAGAAAGGGTGCTGAGCACAGTGATCACTAATTAAATTAACTGCATTGAAATAAGGTGAGAGTTCAAGTGCAGTTCTTTCATTTACAGAAACTCCTGCTGAGTTACTACCTCCTACTAAATTTCCTAACCATGGTTCTGGATTCTTTAAATTTGAGCTGTCCTGATTGAAATGCTTTTGAACAGCATTACCAAAAATACTCGGCATAATTTATTCTCTCTTATTTGTCTAGCTAGCTGGGAATAAATATTTGATATAAGACTGGTATAGGACTTTTATTTCTCTTTCATAGCGTCCTTCAGATGCTCCCCTACGTTCCCGGCTGCATATAAACCAAATACCCATTGATTAAAGCTAGACCAACCTGAGAATTCAGCATTACCTGTTACAAGCAACACTGTAGAGGTTGCAAATAAGATTCCAGCTATTATTAGTTTTCTTGATTTAACTTTCTTCTTAAAATCTTCACTCATTGTCTCTCTCTACTTTATGAATAACGATCTACCCATGATGAAACCGCTCTTTTACGGCGTTCTTCAGGTTGTTCGTCGTCTTTTTCCTGCTCTTTTTCGTCGTCTTCTTCGATGAATTTTTCTTTTTCTAGTAACTTTTCTTCGTCTTTTGCCCTATCTATCCACGATGAAACTCCTGTATCTTGACCGTCTATCGTCCATATATATGTGATTACAGCCATTATTAAGCACACAGAAGCATCTATTTTTTCATCGTTACTCTCTTTTACTGGCCTGATTCTGTCTTTATGATCAATTTTGATCTGAGTATTCTCTAAACACCACCTTAAAACAGGATTTCCAGTGTTAACTACTCTTTCAGACAGGATCATCCCTTCTAAAGTCTTCGTACCCTCCGAAAAGTTTTTAAATCCCATTGGTATTTCGATCATATCCTTTTCAGGATCTAAAATATTGTCTCTCTCGAGTAAATTAATGATAGCATGAGCTTCTGAAGGGTCATATCCAATTTGTCGGACATCATACTTGTGATATAAGTCGAGTATATCGTCTTTAACATCTAAAGGTGCTATTTCTTTCTCACCACAAGGAATTATATGACTCTTTTCTCTCCATTCTTTGAGTTTTTGCAAGTAACGGTCATTGCTCTCTCCGCTATCCTTTGTAAATCTTTTCTCAGGAAGGTAGCTGAATGTAAATGGATACAATTTTAAATCAGCTATTGATGATCCTTCAAAAAAGGTGAGTTGAACTACTGTTAAGTCAAGTTTACTTGAAAGGTCAAAAGTCATTATTGCTGGAAGATGCTCTACATCTTCAATCGATACATCTTTATAACAATCATCCCACTTTGTAATATCTAACCATCCAGTAGATGACTTACTCCATACGTTAAGATGCTTAGTTAAAAAATCATTTTTCTTTCTAAGATTGCCTTTAGCAGCTTTTACTTTCCTCTCGAAATAACTTTTAGAAACTGAAACCCCAAAGTTCGGATTAGCTTTTCTCCAAACCTCTTCTGTATCCCAATTCTTTAGGTCATCTTCATCTGCTTCGTAAATAATGCAGAAGCAATTCTCTAAATCATACTTTCCTTGAAGTACATCTTTAGAATCTTCGTAAACTTCATATCCTAGAGAGTTAGTATTTGGGCCAGCAGTAGTAATGTTGAGTACTAACGAATTTGGTCGTGCTGCTGTACCATCAGAAAGGATTGATTGAATGCTTGGATCAGTTAAATCTTTAATTTCATCAAGAATTGCACAATGAACTGAAAAACCATCTGTAGCCTCTGGATTAGAAGTAAGTGGTTCAAAGAATCCATCAGTCTCTTCACATTTAATCTGAGTGTTATGAGTCGCTTCTTTGCTATCGGTAAGTCTCTTAATCAATGGAGACCACTTTCTAATCTTTAAAGCGGCTCTAAATGAAAGTTTGATAGCTTGCATCCTGTTTTTAGCAACAGAATAGACCTGTGGAGCACCTTCGCCATCAAAGCAAAGCATATAAAGAGCTATAACAGCAGCCATGAAACTCTTTCCCTGCTTCTTACCCATGAAGATATTGGCAGTTCTAAAACGTCTTATATGCTGTTTATCCTTTTCTAACCACCCAAAAATGTTGCCTAAAATGAATTTCTGGAATGGTTCGAGCTTGAAAGGCTCACCTCTAAACGATGATTCGTAGTGTTTAACGTGCTTTTCACAGAAATTAAAGAAGTGCTTTGCTGCTTTATCATTGAAATAATATGGATAGTCAGGATCTCTCTGTTTAGCTAAGTCTTTTTGATTTCTCTCAACTGCTAAACGAGTGTGTTTACAGGTAGGAATCTCTCCTGACAATACATCTCTTGTGTATTGATCTATCTCATCAATACCACATTCAATAATTTCATCTGACAATATCCTTCTCTCTTGATTAACTAATGAGCGGAATACCGGATTTGAACCGGTGTCGCCTGATTGGAAGTCAGGAGTAATAGACCAAGCTATACCAATTCCGCTTGTTGAGCTCCTATTCGGAATTGAACCGAATTCCTCTGTTTACAAGACAGAACATCATCCGAATAAATGCTTTAGGAGCAAGTGTGGAGATGATAGGACTCGAACCTACAGCCCTCTGATTGCAAACCAGATGCTCTCGCCATTTGAGCTACACCCCCTAGTCATTAAAAATTCTTATCAGGAATCTTATAACCGTTGTTATTTTCTTTTGAATCTGAAGACCAATGAGGTGCTACATCTAATTCCTTTCGAAGTGATTTGATTGATCTCTCTACCTTTTCAATTGTTGTATGAGCACCATTCCGTCTGATTTTAGAACCAGCCTTTTCAGTAAGTCCTTCCTCTTTAATAGTCTCTAAAAGTTTGTCTCTTTCCTCTTCCCAAAAACAAAGTGTTTTGATAGCTGAAAGATCTTTCTTGTAAAGTCGTCCTTCGTCCTGAAGTTGTTGGCAATAATAGTTCCAATACTCATCGTCTTCTAACACCTGCGGTGTATCGGGTATTTCACGTACTTCTAGAGTCACCATTTAATCTCTCTTATGAATTGTCATTTTCAATGAATAAATATCTCAGAAAAAGAACTTGGCCGGGTTATTTTTTTATTGAGCTATGAGAACTCCTAAAAGAATTCCTGCTCCTGATCCTATTAGAATATGTTTGAATCTATTACGATTTATCTTTTTCTGTAATAGATCATTCTTCTCAGTCTTCAACTCTATTCTTTTATCAAGTAAGTCAATCTTGCTCTCCTGAAGGGAATTTAGGTCCTCATACTGTGAAATCTTCGTTCTAAGCTGGGTAACTAATTGTTGCTGCTGTCTCAGCTTAATCGTTTTAAGTGAGTCGTTTATTTGCAGTGTTCTCACTTTAGAATAGAGTGAATCTATCTCTGTAGAAGTGAAGCTAAATGTAGAATCCTGAGATTGGCTGAATCCTAATAGAGGAATTAATAGAAAGGCTGATATTAGAAGTGCTTTTTTAAACATGAATTTTAAACGTGATCTCTAATACTTTGTCTGACAAACTTGTAATCCCGTGACCAACTACTTCATTTTCTTTTATTACCTGTAAATGATGTTGTGTGATTTCTTCAAAAAAACTTGATTCTGATATGTCATTTTCTATTTCAATATCCTCCGGAAATAGATTGTCTTCTTTATTCATTCTTCTCTCTCCTTGCAAACTCTTTTAAATATTTCACTTTCTGTTTAGCTGATTTTCTAATGGACTCTTTCTCAACTTTCTTTTTGACTTGATTGAGTTGTTTTTCAGTCTCTTTGATTTCCTTTTCAGTTTTCTTGATATCTGAATCAGTATTGGAAATCTCTTCTTTCTTCTTTTTGATCTTATCAGTTAGCTCTTTTTCCTTCTTTTTATTCTCCTGAATCTTATTGTCAACCTCTTTGATCTCTTCATCTATGTTGCGATTGGAGATGAAGATGTATCCGAGTACTGAACCGATTATTAGAAGAATGTATTTTAGGTAGTTCCAAATGCTTTTCATCTTACTTCTCTTGATTTTTGTGAACTTGGCCGTCTCTATTTTTGGGGAGAAAAAATACTTATGGTGTCGAAAGATTTATAGGTATTCGCCGTTTTTATGATTTTTCATGCCCTATGTTCAAGATTTTTCACAGAAACGACCCCGTCAATCTATTTGAAAGCACAGCACACAATCACTACTCATCAGAGTGTTGACAACTCTCGTCAGTAGGTAGCAGTGCAATTCAACTCGAGTGTATCTCCTGTCATGAGATTTTTAATAGGTTCTTCATCATTCAACACTTTAAACACTATTTTATGTACTCTCTTGTTGATGGTAATCCTTTTACCTGCATCTACGTCTTCTATTCTTAGTGCATCTTTATCGTCTACTTGGAGTACATCTCCTTCACTGATAGGTTCTTCTATGTGCTCATCGTCTTTATATCTTATCAGTACAGCATTGTCTTTTGTTGGCTTGTCAATTTCTTTTATACCGAACTCTACTGTCTTGATATGATGATCTCTTTCCTTGCATCCAAACATCCAATTAAACAATCCCATTACCCTCTTGTACCTTTATTCCTATTTAGTTTATCAATTTGAATTAATGCTTAGCTCTCGGCCCCACGCATTAACGTTTTCTGTATATAAGTCAGCAGCCAATTAAGTCCTAAGCTAACAGTTGAACCTAGAAGCAAATACAAATAGAATACTGAGAAGTTCATCAATTCTAAGTGCTCAATATCCTTTATTACTTCCACTCCTACACCAACAGTAAACAGTAGCAATAACAGACTACAGCATAGCATTGTTGATACGTTAACAAGCCACAATGCAAATCCCTGTATGTTCTCTACTATATCACTGTAATTAATATCTTTGTTGCTTTCTTCACTACTCACTTTATTCTCTCTCCAAGTCTTCGAATTGTAGTTTTAATTTCTCTTTTACTGATAAGTCTATTCTATTATCGACCTCTCTGTATTGTTCTACTGAGTAGTTTGTCAATTGAGATCGCATTTCTTCCAGGATTTCTTTGCATTCACTCTCACTATATTTGCTAGTCAGTATATCATTGAGAAGCGATAACCAACGTTCTTTTTTTCTCTTTAGCTCTTCATTATTTATCACCTTGCTCCTCATTTACGAATTCGAATTTCTTTTTCTGTATATGACCATTTACGTGTAACGACACAGTACCTCTTGAATATCCAAACTGCTTAGCTGCTTCTGTTATTGATTTAAATTCTTCACCAGATTTGATATGTCTTACTCTCTTACCAGCGAAATTATTCCCTTCGATATCTTTCCTACGTCTTCCTTTCCAATACTTGTGATGATTCTCTTTCATCCATTTTGAATGCTTAGGCCTTTTCTTTCCGTAGAAAAAATGATCCTCACCCCTAATATCGTCCATTGGTGCTATAGCTCTGTTTACTCTATTAAAACTCCTATAATCCTGAGAAGCGTTAACAGCTTTCAAAAAAGCTTCTTCTAATTTTCGGCAATCTTTTGAAAGAACGACTGTTCTATTCCAGTCCTGAGGATTCCTTTCATACCTAGCTAAGAAATCTTTATTACTGGCTATATATCCATCATCAGGATCTCCTTTGTGTGATCCTGCGTAATATCTATTTGTTTTCTTGTTAGTCCATATATATGCAAATTCCGTTCGTTGTGTATCACCTTCCACATGATTACTCCTTTTATTTAACTTTTAGTCACTCATTTTGAGCTGTGTTCAGTAATACATAGAAGGCGGCTAATAAAAAGCGGTCGGATAATTTTAATGAGCTTCTTTGCCACTTTTTATAGCGTGACAATCGTGACACAACCACTGCAAATTGGATTTGTCTAACTTAGCTCCACCACGTTTTATCGGAATAATGTGGTCACAAACGTTTCCCACTGTGATGAATCCTTCCTCTAAACAATGATTACACAATGGATACTGTTTTTTATGAGTCAGAAACTCATACAGATCACTAGAAGTAGCATTTTCAAGTTCTTCAAATACAGATATAATTCTATCTTCGTCTTTCTGACGCTGCTCTCTTCTGGATTCTTCTCTTACAGTTCTCCACTCTTTCGATTGATACCACTCAGACTCTATTTGTCTTCGCGTTTTAGGAGATTTGCTAGACTGTCTTCGTTTTCTACGTAGGTCACTAATTGATTTAGGCATTACTGTTCTCCTAATTTCTGACCCGGGTAGTACTTTGGTCTATCTTTCTCTCTCATTTTTGCAGCGTGTTCTGCATCTTGTCTTTCCTTCGTATTTGAAGTGAATCTCTGATTCTCTTTGTACTTATACAGAATTTCACTCTCCTTTACTTTAGATTGGAATATGCTCAGTGCTTTTTCCCAATCACCATCTCGTACTTCTACTGATACTCTTACCATTATAAATTCCCTCTTTGTTTCTGTAGCTCGTAATACTGTTCTTTTATTTTCTCTCGTTCTTCAGATGAAGGAGATCCCGGCCAATCTTTTTGTCTCATCCATATAATCGTGTCCTCATCAACTTTACCGTCTTTCTCCCACTTCTTTTTAATCCTTTCATATATCTTTAGCATATCTTTTCGAACTGAAGTGAATGCGTAGTTATTAACTTCGATATTTGCTTTTTTTCTGATCTTTCTTAGGCTTTTTCTCAAATGAAATTGTCCGAGATTACCCTCTCTAATGAATTCAACAATAGCTAAAGCGGTTCTTCGACGTGCTGGCTTAATCCATAAATCGTTTACATTACTCTCAACAAACGAAAGAAATGTCTCGAGTAGATCACTGAACATAGTAACCTCAATTTCATCCTTAGTTTGACTTATAGCTTCTTGATGAATCTTACTATCCCAGTAATCTTTTGAATCAACGTTGCTTGGAGACGAATCCATTGAATAGAAATTATTCTTATTCCTATTAGCTTTGTTGATACACTGAATTAAATGCCACTTAATCGAAACAGAGAAGTAAGAAAATGATTTGCCTTTCTCTGGATCAAAATATTTGTCTTCATCTACACCTTCTCTTGATTTTCTAAGAGCTTCATAAGCCTTTGCAATACCTCTATTAACAAGCTCTGTCCCTGATAGCTTAGATGAAGTATGTAAATTATCTCTATATACAAGTGACTCTGCAGCTGTTTCAAAAGCTGGATGAATCTCATGTGTATATAATTGCGCTAATTCTCTCTCTGATAAGTCTTTGTTAGAAATGAATTCATTAATTGCATCATTTACTTCTTCATCCCAATAATTCTTTGACACTAAACTTCTCTCTCAAATTCTTCTTCCCACGTATCTTTTGTTGTCACGCCTATTAATTCACCACCACTCGACACGTACTCTTTTCCGTCTATAGTGAGTGTTAGCTTGTCAATTTTGGCTACATAGCCGCTATCGTACTCGACCCCGATTAATACCACAGCTATTCTCCCATTACCACAAATTCCATAAATGGATCTGGTAGCTGAGAACCAGTTAGGGAATCAGGAAAGAGATCAAGTGGTATTTCTTTAAAATCTATTTCGGCTACTTTTTCAGTCTTTACCTTTTCATTGTATTCCATTACCTCCTGAAGGGCGCTTTTTGCTGCTTCAATAGACTCACCGTACTCCAATTGCAACTCGGCTATACCATCCGTTATCTCATCCCTGTTCTCTTGATCTAACTGATCCCAATTATCACCTCTTTCACTGATTTTGTAGTTGTTAGTTGTGAATAGTTTTGATCGTTTTTCTTCAAACTCTGAAAACCTTTTATATTCGTTTTCTGAAAGTTCTTTTTGTAAATACTCATCTTCTTGCTTTACATCTTCGTGAATAAGCTCTAAAGCATTTTTAGCCTCCTTAATATTCGACCTGATTAAAAAGACTAGTTTCTTATCATATTCACCTTGATTCAAAAATTTTTGTGCTGATATGATTAGTTCTTCTAGATCTACGTAGCTGTATTTCTTTTCTGACATTACTTCTCTCCTGAATCTTATTGTTTAATACGTTTTAAAAACTCGTTCCAATTAAATCCTTTACCCGGATCTTTCTTACCATTCCCTTTTCCTCTTTCATCGTCTCCTGATACATCAGAATGTCTCACCACATTTCGTGAACTAATGTTATAAGCTTCCATCCATACTCGAGTGAGTAAGACTGCTGAATTAAATTGTTGATCTGTATAAGTCTCAGGTTTCTCAATTTTATCTAAGAATTCTGAGTAGTTATTATTTCCTTGGACTAGCAATTCGAATCCTAAGAAATGGTTATTTAAACCTGTTAGTCCGTTATGTTTTGATTTACCAGCATGTAAAGCTTTTTCAGTAGTTGGAACCATTGGTTCTACTTTACCGTCCGGGTGGATGAAAATATGAATTGATAAACCGATGTGATCTAAAAAATCTATAGCTTTCCAAGACGAGCCTTCATAAGTGATATGCTCACTCATGCTATGTACTACTATACCGTTGGGAAATGCAATCGTACTTCTCTATTGTTGATAATCCATTTTGTTATAAAGACGGAGACACTTCTTTACTAGCTTCCTAGAATCCATTGGACGATTCTGTAGCTCAGCTGAAATCTGAACCATTTCATCATCCATTAGATCATACATTTTCTCTCTGTCTTCCTCTTTAAGAGTCTTTTCCCATTTCATCCATGTCATCAAGAAATTGTGGAAAAGAACCCAATCTCTTTGACTAGAAGCTGTTTCGAGTAATTCATGCATTCTTTTAGCACCTGGTACTCCGTCTTCACTCAATTTCTCAAATACTGATTTCTTATCCACTATCCTTCTCTTCTGTTTGATTCACTTTTCTAGCAGCATCGTAGATTAACTTTGCTCCGATACCATTCATTAGATTTGCTACTAACCACTGATAGTTACCTTGAAAGGCGTAATAGATTGATGCTCCAAATTGGAAACACCACGAAAGTAAAACCCCTGCTATAATCTTTTCATAAAAATTCATTTGTCTCTCCCGATTGATTAAAAAGAACGGTGGCTTAGGATTAATTAATAAGGAGATGTGTAATAGATATCGTGGACATCTATGATGTTCACTAATCGAACACGCGACCTAAGCCACCGTCAAAGAAGTGTATTTATATCTTGAAGACTTCTCTGTCTTCCACTAATAAGTACCAGCCCAAAAAGAAAAACAGCTGTTTGATTTGATTGCTCGCACAATCGAATGAAACTTAATTGAAACTTCAATGAAACTTTTAATTGAAAACTTACTGTTTCAGGACTTTTAGAACCACTTTTATGTTAGGATTCTTTAATGTTATTGTGGGCTATTTTCAGCATCCCCTCTCAAAATGATTTAAACGGTCGAATCTATTCGACAAATGTTGAATGCATTCACAATTTTTACAATGCAATTACAATTTTATCACTCGATTGTAAAAAGTGTATTACAATTCCCTTCGGTAAGACTTCACCATTCCTTATGTTGATGAATAGAAATTAGAGGCGATGTTACTCGCACAAGGTGAAACTAAAATACAACTGTAATAATATAACAGTATCGTTGTCAGCTTCTTTTAAATACACTTTTATATTTTAAGTCGGTTTTTAACGTGTAAAGATATTCTGTTTGCAATCTATTATGTTGATATGTGGAAGAAATAAAAAAGCCATCCAGCGGTAACTGGATGGCTCAGAAATAATTACTGAACGGGGCCTGAACTCTTGGAGCGAGTGAGTCGGGTTTGTCACCCGGTCTCTTGGGGTTCGATTCCCCCAGGCTCCACTTCAGTAACTTAATTTTCTTGTTTTACATATGTACACAACATGTGTGTACTATGTATTACATAATAATTTATTATCAACTTATCTCCAAAAGCTTAAGATCCTAATGCTGGTTCAGGTGGATTAGCCTAAGTTGTACAAATGGGTAAAGATTCAAAAAATAACGACTCTCATGAAAAAGATGAGATTTTTAGATCGGCTGTTATAAATGGCTGGATTACTAATAGTATTGAAAGAGATAAAAGTCTTATTACCCTATCATCTGGAGGTATAGGTTTACTAGTCACTCTTTTAAGCTTTAAAGAAGCTCTAACAACTTCAGAGACTATATTTTACGCTTTAGCTTTTACTGCTTTCATCGTTAATATTCTAAGCGTAATAGTAATATTTTCTAAAAATCCCGATTACATGAAGAGATTGATTACTGAAGAGAATGTCGGTCATGATTCCCTGTTAGGGTGGCTTGATATAACTGCTCTCACATCCTTTTTCTTCGGTGTCGGTTTTACAACATGTATAGGAGTCACACTTTTAATTTAAACCACTAGAAAAATGAGTGATAAAAAATCAAAGAAACTGACTGACAAGAACAAGGATTATGTCAAAAAAAGTATGAATAAATTGTCTGACTTAAAGGTTCCGAAGCCTTCAAAACAAGGTGGAAAGAACTCCTCTTCAGACGATTAACTCTTATAACTCTTACGATCCTTGATAGCCATTTAACTTGGCGTTATTCACAGCTGCTTGTCTAGAGCTAAATCCTTCTGATGAAGCTCCAACTATTTTACCATTAGCTGCTTTTTTACGCCATCTGTATTCTCCGTTGTTGTCTTTATAAAACTCCCATTTACTACGTGCCATATCTGATCCTCTATTGATTAGAATTTAAAGTATTATATATAATGCCTTCCTGTTCTTCAAGTTAGCTTGAGTCTCCTCTTTGACTAAAATTTACAAGTGAAAATTAGATCTACGATTTCAAGACTACTTTGTACAACACTTGTAAGTTAAAATCATAATAATTATCTATGTACCGGTTTTTAGTCTGATAAATTTTTCAAAGTGTAATTTAATTTCATCAAAGATGGGACAACTCAGTATGTTCAAAAGTCTTCAAGAAGATTTAGAAGAACTAATACGACATCCAATAACGGATATCGAAGTCTTTTATGAACTAACATTGAAGACTTTTGACCTGTTGAGCAACGAGGAGATAATAACTTTGAATAGTTCTTCAAATACTTACGACCAATATCAATTCTTTGTGTGGGATATTTCACCACGTCCTGTCAAAACAAGACCGGTCAATTCCAACTTGTATATATCTGAAAAAGATCAATTTGATGAAGATTTCAATAAACTAATAGCTAAAATTGAAGAATTTGCCAGCTCAAACGATATTCAAGCTCCAGATATTTCCCCCAATTTAATCAACTCTGTTTTATACACCTTAAGCATATCTTTAGGAATTGCAGGAGATATTGTATTAGAGTCTCAAGGAGCTAAGAAAAATGTAGGTGAAAGATTTGGAGACTTAATTTTAGCATTGCTTAAAAAAACTCAAATCACACACTCTGCAGAAATTCAACCATATGGTAAAAGTCGAATTGATTTAGTTTTAAGTCCACACGATACAGTAAAATCCGGCGATCAACACGTAGACCCTGATGAAGTGTTCTGTTCAATCAAATATTCTTCCAAAGATAGATTCAAACACGTTTTTAGTGATAAGAAAGATTTGGAAAGTGCTTGTGGCGAAAAAGTTAAAATGATTGCTGTGTTCAATCACGATATTCAACGCAGGGGTAAAAGAGGCGTAGCAAAAACATTTGTTCCTAGAGTTTTTACTACAAACTATGATGCAAATCCTTTAGACGGAATTTATTATTTTGATTTACCAAGAGGCCATGACGATAAGCATATCAAAGGACGTTTATTAACATTTGATAAGTTTATCTTAAATGATCTTTGGGAAATGCTCTAATCCAAGTTTAAAGTTGCTTGAGATTGTTTTTCTTCTATTTCTTCTATTCTATCTTTTATAATCTCACAATATTCTTCTTCTTTTTCACATCCAATCCAATTTCTATCGTTCTTCTGACAAACAGCAAAAGTTGTCCCGCTGCCAGCCATAGGATCTAGAACTAGATCATCTTCATTAGAGGAAGCTAGAACAAGTTTCTCAATTAAACCTTCTGGTTTTTGAGTTGGATGTGAAGTAGTTTCTTCCATTCCGTTATTTATTACTCCCATCTCTAGAACATCTCGTGGTCGAGCCCCTTTAGGATGAGGGGTCCATTTATATTTTTCCTTGCTGCCAAAATTACTACTCTTACCATCTTCTCTCTCTGGATAATTTAAAGTATGGTCATTATAAGGAACTCTTACTTCATCTACATTAAATGTAAAATCTTTGTGTTTTCTAAAGTGTAGAATACTTTCATGTGACCTACCCCAATCATTTCTAAGATTTGGTTTATTTGTGTAATGCCACACCAACCACTTACATCTCGGGAATATTTGATCTCCTTTAACTTTCAAATAAGCTAAGTTTTCTGAATAACCGAATACATAAGCAGTTCCCTTTTTAGTTAAAACCCGATCAAATTCTTTTAACCATTTTTCGCACCACTCTGAATATTCCTCAACAGTTCCAACAGAATCCCACTTTGCCTTTTCAATATTATATGGGGGATCAACAATTATTAAATCGACAGATTTATCATCCAGATCTTTCAAAAAATCGAGTACATCTGCTTTATAAAATTCCCCTTTCGAATTTGAATAATATGGGTTCCTATCCATGAGCTCTAAAATACTTATTGCTTAACAGTTATTCTTTTCTCAAAATATCTATAAAAAAATATGATATTCATTGCGAAGTGAAGGTAGTGTGATCATTATTAAGGTTCAACATATGTATCACCAAAGATTAGTAATAATAAAAATTAGGTATGAATTTCTTGGTAAATAATTTTAAATAACAACCATATAATTTTCATTAATGATAGAGTAGTATGTTTGCAATAATTACGTTCAACATTTATATCGGAATATCAGCTTTAATATTAGCAACTCTGCTATTTTGGTATAAGAGAGTAAGAAAAACCAGTTAAGTCACTATGAGCAAAAAGAAGTGTAAACTATGTGACCAAGAGAAGAAACTTTGCAACTCACATATTTTTCCAGAGTTTTTATATAAGCCTACATATGATGAATCACATTCGTTTATATCTGTTTCAGCGAATCCTAGATTGCCAACAAGACCAATTCAAAAAGGATTCCGAGAGTATCTACTGTGTAGAGATTGTGAGGAGCAATTTAATAAGTACGAAACTTACACTGCTGATTTGTTGAGGGAAATTTGGGAAAAGAAAAGTTCTAACAGAAGAACAACAATCAAAGATTTTGATTATGATAAACTGAAGTTGTTTGGCTTATCTATTATTTGGAGGGCTCACAAATCAAATCTCCCAACTTATAAAGATACCACTCTTGGGCCACATGGACCTAAGATTAAGAAGATGCTTCAAAATGAAAACCCAGGTCCCCCTGAAAAATATTGTTTCACTTTATTAAAACTAGAAGGAACAGAATTTAACCAAAGGTTAATCACTCCTCCTTTCAGAACAAGATTTCCATCAAAAGCTGAAGATTTAAATTGCCTTTATTTTGTGGCTTTTGGGTTCTATTGGATTTTTATCACTTCAAAACAATCTCACTTAATACCTGATACTCATCCATTTGTTGGATTTCAAGATGAATTAAGAATACCGACTAAGAAAATGAATGAGGAAGAATTTATTGAGGATATGAAATCACTTATAGATCCCAGTGTATTAAATTAGTTTCTGTTTACATCACATAGCATAAAACCCAAATATATTCCCTTTATATTTTTAAAGAGTTAAGAACTCTTCAGCCACCTCTCCTTCTCCGAATTTTTTAGCAAAGCTTTCCCATTCTCTCTTCCAACTATCATCAACTTTATTTTCCACATTAGGTTGATCACCAATATTCAGGCTTTTATACCTGCTGCTTTTCTTGAATCTAGCAAAACTGTATAGGTCATCAGTTAAGTTGATGTAAGTATCATCAATGTAGTCCCACATTTTGTAAGGACACATTTCATGGAAATAAGCTTTTTCTCCACCTGATACTTTTCGTTTATTGGAGATTATTTTCATAAGTCCTAAGTCCTGAGCTTTATGCTTAAGACGATGGACCATGTTTTCAGAGATGCCTAGCTTATCGGAAAGATAAGATTCACTAACAGTAGTTGATTCGTAATCTTGGATCTTGTAAACCTCATCAGCACTCGATACGGATGACCCAAATTTCATCCCATGCTTTCGATTTATAACAACATCCTTAACACTGACATCAAACAATACTGTTTGTAAATCAGCTAGGTCTTTTTCTATATCAAGTTCAAATACCTTTCGACTCTGAACCTTGTAGTAACATTCACACAACGATTTAATAGAATGGAAATAATAACATTTCTCATCCTCACCAATCCAATTCAAATCGAGTAACTTTTTAAAAGTTTTGTATGTCCCTTGAACAGTAACTCCACATAGGTCAGCAATCGCTTTCCTATCCAAATCCTCTTTAGGTACATACGCGCCGTGTACCGCTTTAGCTGCTAACCAAAGACGAGCTTCGATATACTTCTTATCCCGAAGAAGCTCCCGGCCGAGTTGGACTGGTATGTTAAAGGTTGTGTGAGTCAAAATGATAATATAGTGTGTTAAAATAGAAAAGGCCCTTGCTAACACCCACATCCATCATCACACGTATGTAAGTTGCAAGAGCCTAAATAAAATCTCTTTGTGTGTGATGATGGTAGTAGTTTGAGGTGGTTTAAATTCATTTATAAATAGTAATGAATAGATTTTAACCACAATATTTTTTAGTTATCTGATACATTTTACCTATCAATTATTACAACTAAATAGATTCGAATGATCAAGATAACTACCTATTACAAACCTCGATCAGGAAAAACACCGATAGAGGCTTTGTTAGTGATGAAAGAAAAAGTCGACGAAATCCTTAATACAGTGAAATGGAAGAACGGTTTAGAAATCGGCAATTTAGAAAAGGTTCATGAGATAATTACAAAAAATCCCAATCCAAATATGGGTGATTCTGTTGATGCTGTATATACAGCACGTGGTTTAGTTAAACTCGAAAACAAAAAAGAAGAGGAACTCTTTGAACTTAAATTGTTTGTAAGTCCAGAGGGAGAAGAAAAATTTTCTTTCGTCGCACCTGCGACTGGGGGTAGAGATATTTCCATAAACGATTTATCGGCGGAAGAATTTTATAAAAAGCTAAACGAACTTTAACCAATATCAGTCCCGATCATTACCTGCCCTCCTTAACTATTGGGCCATTTACTAAGTAAGCACGCACAATTTCTACCAGCTTGCCAGTTAAAAAATAAACCTCACCTACTACCTATTTTTTAGAATAGGCCCTCATACAATTTAAAAGCCGTTTTAGGTAACTAAAAGGGTTAAAAAAGGTTAAATCAAAACGCCTTTTGCCATCCCCTGCTCATATTTAAAAGTAGTTCTTTTAAATTTTTCACCCCAAAACTATATCAATCACACATTGGTATACCTGGTCGGGAATTTAAAAGAGCGTCAGGGCACCCATAATGCCCGTTTAAATTAAACTTTTAAATAAAGCTCAAAACAACTATGAAAAATAAAATAACACAGGCTGAAACTGTCTATAAATTAGTTGAATATCTCGATCCTGCATTGAACGAAATAATAAAAGAAACTCGCCCAGAAGCCATCGAAGAGTTTCTGGAAAAGGGAAATAAACAATTTCACGAGATGTGGGATCTCAGAGGAACTTCTCGTCCGTTGTGGCAGGAGAAGGATATGCACCGATTATATAAAGGTAGTCGGTACTTCAGTACTCGGTGGGAAGCTGAAAGAGCTTCTCAAAATTAAAATATCCGGTGGGGCCTTATGGCCTCACCACTTCCTTTCTAATACCTATAATTCAAAATTAACAAACACTATTATGAATAATATTCAATCAAAAAACTATCAAGAGCAACTCAAAAACCAACCTTTAAAATATCTCAATGAAGCTATAGAGTCAGTTGAAATTTTACTAGATATACACAAAGACGATCTAAATTACTTTCATCGTATAGAAAGAGATGAGGATTATATTGGTCATTTTGATAAGCCTGATGGAAGACAGACGTCTTTAGTCAACAAATACGTAACTAAGATTGAAAACCAAGACTTTGATAAACATACAGGCTTATCAGAAGTATACAGTGGAAATAAAGGGACCAGATATAAAACCAATTATAAAATAGACCTAGCAGATGATACTGCTTGGAAAACTAGAATTAGAAAAAACGCTGAAGATAATCCTAATTTAGCAGAACCTGAACTTTCACACCCTGAACTCGCATTACAAATTGGAATAATTATTTGTTCTAATAAAACTAATCAGTTCACTTTGTGTATTGAAGGAGCTCCTTATTTAGGATACAACACGGAATTGGTAAAACACCATAGTATGATTGTACCTAAAATTAGAAAACGGTTATTACCTTACATTCATACATTCTCAGATTAATAAATTACAATTTAAAGCGGAGTCGAAAGGCTTCGCTTTTTTAATACTGGTTTTTGATATGTGGTATAAAATTACGGACCGTCAAGTAACCATTTTAAACAAACATCATCACTATGAATTATTCCAATGAAACTCTCTATGCCTATCTAAGAGTCTCTACAGAAAAGCAATCCGATGAAGGTAATTCCCTCCAATTCCAGAAAAGGAAAGCTGAGAAGTTAGCTGACCAACATGGGTTCAGAGACGTAAAGATTTTCAATGAAGGAGCTATCTCAGGTACAACTGAACCGATGGAAAGAGAAGCTTTCCCTAAACTTCATCGGCAGATTCAAAAAGGAAATTGTAAGCATCTTTTCGTTTACGAATATTCTCGTCTTTCTCGTAAATCGTTTTGGAGCGAGTGGCTGAGGAGAGAGTTTGTCGAAAATGATGTCAAACTTTGGGTCGGAGATAAGGGAGAGCCTAAAGACTTATCTGATCCAATGGACCAGCTCATATCAGGTATACTCAATAAGGTATATGAGTTTGAAAGAAATAATATGGCTAAGAGAATAAAGTCGGGTCTGGAAGAATCCTACGAAAAAGGAAAGTGGCAAGGTGTTCAAGTACCGTACGGTTATAAAAGAGACGATGACGGACTAGTGATCATTGATAAAGATCAAGCTGAGATATACAAACAGATGGTCAACATGATCCACAAAGGTAAGTCGATCAGGGATATAGTAAACTGGTTAAATGATAATAACATACCTACCAATTCAGCTAAGTCTATTGATAAAGGGTACGTTGAGTATGATAGAGATGATGGTACTCAGAAAGTCAATACTGAAGAAATGGTATGGAGAGATAATGTAGTTAGAGGAATACTCGAATCTGAACTACGAAAAGGAGTTAGGAAAGTCGGCGGTAAAGTTTACGATTTCCCAGCTATCATTTCTGAAAGCCGGTGGGAGAAACTGCAACAAAGAATGGAGGACAATAAACGATTCCATCACAAAGGGAACCGGACTAAACATTTCTATCTCCTGAAGGGATTACTGTTTTGTAAAAGACATGAAGAATATGATGCTAAACTATTAGGTAAAATTAAATCAGATCAACGGTCATATTATTGCGCTCGAAAACGAAAAGCTGTAAGACATAAAAACGAAGGACCTTGTCAGTTACCCTCTCCCAACATTGACAAGATGAATAAATTTGTTTGGGAAACTTTTCTTGAAATATTCACCAACTCTTACCTAGTCTATAAAAAGTTCAAACAGAAAGTACTTGAAGAAAATGAATCGGTCTCTGATAAAGACAAATTAGAATCTCAGATTTCAAACCTTAGAAATGAGCTTAAAGTACTGGAAGATAAAAAGCAGAGATTATTAGACTTGTACTTAGATAATGCTTTAGAAAAGGATCAGTTCAAAAGTAAAAAGAAATCACTGACAAGTGATATTCAAGAGAAGTCAGGTAAAATAAAAAGACTCACATCTTATCTCTCGTTAGTTGATGAAGAAGAGGAAACTATTAACTGGATTGATGAATTTGTTGAAGAAGTTAAAAGATGGCAATCAGATGATATTTCACAGGAGAGAAAAAGAGACCTGTTACGTCAACACATTGATAAAATAATGGTTGACTATGATGATGAAGAAGAACACTACATTGTAGATTTCTATTTCAGGTATCCAATTATTGAAGATGAAGCTGACATAGATCCATTCTCAGGAGATTTCGAACCAGAAAAAGGTGATTCACATAAAAGAGTTGAGATTGATGATACCACCTATCAACAGAGCGCAACATCAGAAACCGTATGA